GCGCCGTTGAACATGCCGACGCTCCCGGTCGTGTCGGCAAAGGGCTTGCCCGTCATCCGATCCCGGTAATGCTCCTCGCGCGGCTTGCCATCGACCGAGCCGAGCAGGGAAAGGGGCTGGGCAAAGCGTTGCTCAAGGATGCACTGCTGCGCACGGCTCAAGCTGCCGAAATAGCAGGTATCCGAGCGCTTCTCGTTCATGCCAAGGACGATGAAGCGCGCGCCTGGTACGAGCAGTTCGACTTCGAGCCAAGTCCGACCGACCCCTATCATCTCTTCCTGCTGATGAAAGATCTACGAGCGCTCCTCGGCGAATGATCGCAAGCTCGCGAAGCGAAGCGGAAAGTGTCCGCCGGACACTTTTCGAAGAGACGAAAACCCCAGTTCTCGGGTAGATTCTGGCTATCCTCGGGAGAAGCGCGCGTCGCGATCACGAGCGCACGGATACTGTCGCTGGAACTGATCCAAGTAAAGGATCCGCGTTGATCCTTTCGTTATGGATCGATGCCCGTTCACGTCAACATCGCCTGAGCATACGAGTTCGCGGGTCCTTCCTGGCGGAAATCGTATGCTGGCGGGCGAAGCGCGATGGATCGCCAGCGACAGGGCCGGATCTTTGGGAAGCCACCCGGTGACCGGATCCACGCCAATCCCGAGAAATCACCAACGAACACGCGCCTGATGGCCGGACGCCCGTCGCGCCCGCTGGACTCCGTGCGGAGTCCAGCGCGGTCTCCGGAGTCCAGGACCACAGGTGTCCACTTCGATCCACGGACCCATCCGACCCATGACGCTGAGCTTCGCCCCTGAGCGGATCGAGACCTGGCCGCTTTCGCGCCTCCAGCCTTACGCAAAGAACGCAAAGGTGCACGGCGCGGACCAGGTCGCCAAGATTGCCGCCAGCATGGCCGAGTTCGGCTGGACCGTGCCCTGCCTCGTGGCCGAGGACGGGGAGCTGATCGCAGGCCATGGGCGCGTTCTGGCTGCCACGCAGCTCGGGCTGACCGAGGCGCCGGTGATCGTGCTCGGGCATCTGACCGAGGCGCAGCGCCGGGCCTACCGCATCGCGGACAACAAGCTGACGGAGCTCGGAAGCTGGGACGAGGCGTTGCTCTCAGCCGAGCTGCAGGGACTGCTGGCCGAGGACTTCGACCTGTCGTTGGTCGGATTCTCCGACGGCGAGCTAGACAAGCTCCTCGCGCTCGACCCGGACGCAGACGATGAAGACAGCGGGGCTGGCGGCTCGGTTCCGCCCGTGACCATTCCCGAGCCGCCGCGCAATCCGGCCTCGCGCAAGGGCGATCTATGGATCCTTGGGGATCACCGGCTGCTCTGCGGCGACAGCACGAACCATCAGGATGTCCGCCGCCTAATGAACGGCGAGCGCGCCGTGCTCTTTGCGACCGACCCGCCGTATCTGGTGGACTACGACGGCTCGAACCACCCGACGCGGAACAAGGACTGGAGCCAGTCCTACGGCGTGACCTGGGACGACAGCAGCCAAGGCGCGGAGCTCTACGACGGCTTCATCTCCGTGGCCGTCGCCGAAGCGATCACCGAGGACGCCGCGTGGTACTGCTGGCATGCCTCCCGCCGCCAGGCGATGCTGGAAGCGTGCTGGGAGAAGGCCGGCGCCTTCGTCCATCAGCAGATCATCTGGGTGAAGGACCGCGGCGTGCTCACGCGGTCCCATTACCTCTGGAAGCATGAGCCCTGCTTCATGGGCTGGAGGCGCCCGAACCGGCCGCCGAAGGTCGCCGAGGAGACGCTGCCCTCGACCTGGGAGATGCCGTCCTTCGCCAAGGACGAGCGCCCCGACCACCCGACGCCGAAGCCGCTCGACGCCTTCGGGATACCGATGCGCCAGCATGTGGCTCGCGGCGGGCTCTGCTACGAGCCGTTCTCCGGTTCCGGCTCGCAGATCATGGCGGGCGAAGCCAACGGGCGCCGTGTCTTCGCGATGGAGATCAGCCCGGCTTACGTTGATGTTGCCGTGGAGCGTTGGCAGGCCGAGACCGGGAAGCACGCCATCCTCAACGACGACGGGCGGACCTTTGCGCAGGTCAGGACGGATCGACTGGAGGGCGAACAACAAGACACTCAGCATCAAGAACACTGAGATCACTTGTCCATCCCGTACGAAGCATCATGGCACCAAGTAAATTGAGACACTCGGGCTCGCAAATAGCGCTTTCCAAAGGGGTTCTCCCTTCGGACATCCTCAACAGATGCGTTGCGGCAATTTCGGCATCTTCAACATGCCGGGCATCATGCGATTTCTTTTGGTTTGTCACGAAAGCTTCAAAAAAGAGAATGCCAGAGGGTGCGGAGAAGAATTTGCGATAGTCGATGGTGGCAACACACGTCGGCGATGCCGAGCGCAGAGCGCGGAGGACGTACGGCACCACGACAGTGGCGATCACCAACACCGTGCTTCCCGCACTTGCCGAATAGGGTCTATTCACACCGCCGATGCACTCACCCGAGCGCGCCTTTGTCAGGTCAGCTGCAGCGCTGCGCATCGGCACGTACAACGGGGCTTCGAAACCGACAGCTACTGGCCCTTGCGAAATACGTTCTGAAATCTCGTCAATGGCTTCATCAAGGTCTGTTCCTGAAGCGGGGTTAGAGCCCACGATCGCCCAGCCAAGGTTCTTACCCGGTTTTCCGATGTCAATTACAGCAACGTGCATAGGCTCTCCCATGTCTCGCGACGGGTGCAGTACTCAGCCAGTAAACACCATGAAACAGTCGCGAACCATGTCGCTGGTAGAGGCCATCGCCAATGTGGCGGTGGGCTACGGCATCGCCGTCTTGACGCAGATCCTGATCTTCCCGGTGTTCGGGCTGCACACGACGCTGGCGCAGAACCTGAAGATGGGCGCGGTATTCACGGTGGTGAGCATCGCGCGGTCTTTCGCGCTTCGGCGGCTGTTCGAAGCAATCCGGGTGCGCGGAACACGATGAGAGACCGCCGCCCCATGCGAGACGGCGGCATCGAAACCGGCGTGGTGCGCGGCGTCAGTCCCGCGGCAGGCTGTACACCCGCCCGCGGCCATCAATCTTCTCGGAGGCCACTTCGAGACCGAGCTTTTTCTTGAGAGCGCCCGCCATCGCGCCGCGCACCGTGTGCGGCTGCCAGCCGGTGGCCGCGACAATCTCGGCGATGGTCGCGCCACCCGGCGCGCGGAGCATGGCGATCAGCGCGGCCTGCTTGGTGCCCTCGCGCGGCGTGCGCGTCGTGGGCGCAGCCCTCTGCTGACTGGGGGTGTCCGGCGCGTCCTCAGGCGCGGTGTTCGCATCCTTGGGCTCGATGCCAATGGCGGCGAGGCCTGCGTCGGTCGCCACCAGCGTGGTGCCGTGACCGTCCCCGGTCTCGCGCCAGACAAGCTCGCCCTTGCGGACGTCGGCATCGACTTCCTCAATGAGGCCTTTGGCGATCATCGTCTCCACCACCTTGGTGGCGGCGCCTCCGCGCAGGGAACCGGGAAGCGGCAGGACATTGTGGCTGTCGCGCTGAGCGGCGGCGCTGAGAATTACGGCTTGCGTGTCGGTGAGCTTGGTCATGGGGTCGTCTCCTTGGTCGGGACCGCAACCGTCGCGGCCCTTCTACGACCCCAAGCCGCGCGGCACGGCGCGGCCGGAGTTCAGGCAGGTGCAGGATTTCACCCGGCGTGCTCGCCCTCGCGGAACGCCATGTCGGTGATCTCGCGCAGCTTGTCACGGTAGTGGCTCAGGGTGCCGACATGGCCCCAGTTGATCTCGTCGGGATTGGCTTCGAAGTGGTCGTCACTGAGCGCCTTGAGGCGTTCCAGCATGGTGTCGATCTCCAGCTTGGCGGCGATGAAGGCGTCGAGTGCCTTCGAGTTGTCGGTGGCGCGGCGGGTCATCTCTGTGGCTCCTCGTGGCGAGTTGCAGCTTGCTCTTGAAAGCCACGTTCGCTCTGTCCGAACCGCTTATCAACTCGATAAGAGCCTGAATCTGAACAATAATCGGAGAACGCCATGCAGGGGCTGAGCGAGCGTCAATACGCCGCGCGCGTCGGTCTCTCGCGGGGCGCGATCCAGAAGGCGAAGGCGGCGGGACGGCTGGTCCTCCATGAGGATGGCAGCATCGACGCAGAGGCGAGCGATGCACGCCGGGCGGCGATGACGGACCCGTCGAAGTCCCGGCGCACCACGGCACCCAAGGTCAAGCCGGTACCCGATGCGGCCGTGTCCGCCGTTGGCGACACTCTGCGGGAACAAGGGCTTGCCGCGCCACCCGTCGGCAGCGGCACGACCTTCCTGCAGGCCAAGACCGCGAATGAGGTGCTGAAGGCCCAGGAGCGGCGCATCCGGCTTCAGAAGCTCAAGGGAGAACTTGTCGACCGCGCCCGGGCGGTTGCGGTCGTGTTCCGGCTGGCACGCGAGGAGCGCGATGCCTGGGTGAACTGGCCAGCGCGCGCGGCGGCGCTGATGGCGGCCGAACTCGGCGTTGAGGCGGCCGCCATGCAGAAGGCCTTGGAGAAACATGTACGCGCCCACCTCGACGAACTCGCCGAGGTCCGGCCCGAATTCCGGTGATGAAGATGGCCTGAGGGATTTCGAAGGCGCGGCTGAGATCCTGCGCGCCTGGGGCAACGGGATCCGACCGGATCCCGACCTCACCGTCTCGGAATGGGCGGACCGGCACCGGATGTTGGCGTCCCGCGCTTCGGCCGAACCGGGCCGCTACCGCACAATGCGAACGCCCTACATGCGGGAGATCATGGACCGGCTGTCGCCCGGCGACGCGGCGCAGCGGGTCGTGTTCATGAAGGCCGCGCAGGTCGGGGCGACGGAAGCCGGCAACAACTGGATCGGCTTCGCGATCCACCAGGCGCCGGGCCCCATGCTCGCGGTCCAGCCGACCGTGGAACTGGCCAAGCGCAATTCGCGGCAGCGGATCGACCCGCTGATCGACGAGAGCCCCGAGCTCCGGGAGCGGGTCAAACCGGCCCGATCCCGCGACGCGGGCAACACGATGCTGTCCAAGGAATTCGCGGGCGGCATCCTGATCATGACGGGCGCGAACTCGGCGGTCGGGCTGCGCTCGACCCCGGCGCGCTACATCTTCCTCGATGAGGTCGATGCCTATCCGGCCTCGGCCGACGAGGAAGGCGACCCGGTGACCCTGGCCGAGGCGCGCTCATTGACCTTCGCCCATCGGCGCAAGGTGTTCCTGGTCTCGACGCCGACGATCCGGGGGCTCAGCCGCATCGAGCGCGAGTTCGAGGCGTCCGACCAGCGGCGCTACTTCGTGCCGTGCCCACATTGCCGGGCGATGCAGTGGCTGAAGTTCGAGCGGCTGCGCTGGCAGAAGGGGCGGCCAGAGACGGCGGAATACATCTGCGAAGGCTGCGACAGAGCCGTCGCGGAGCACCACAAGACGGCGATGCTGGAGCGCGGCGAATGGCGGGCGACCGCCACGGCCGCTGATCCCACGACGGTCGGCTACCACCTCTCTGCGCTCTACTCGCCGGTGGGCTGGCTCAGCTGGTCCCGGATCGCGCGCAGCTGGGAGGCGGCCCAGGGCTCCGACGAGGCGATCAAGGCGTTCCGCAACACCATTCTCGGCGAGACATGGGTCGAAACCGGCGAGGCGCCGGACTGGCAGCGGCTCTACGATCGCCGCGAGGCGTGGCGGCCAGGCATGGTGCCAGCGGGCGGGCTGTTCCTGACGGCGGGCGCGGATGTCCAGAAGAACCGCATCGAGGTCGATGTCTGGGCCTGGGGTCGAGGGCTTGAGAGCTGGCTCGTCGATCACGTCGTGATCGAGGGCGGGCCGGACCGGCATGACGCTTGGGACCAGTTGACGGCACTCCTCGACCGGTCGTGGCCGCATGAAAACGGAGCGCACCTTCGGATCGCGCGGCTCGCCATCGACACGGGCTACGAAGCCCCGGCCGTCTACGCCTGGTCGCGCAAAGTCGGCTTTGCGCAGGTCGCGCCAGTTAAGGGGCTCGAAGGCTTCAATCGCTCCAGTCCGGTCTCCGGCCCCACTTTCGTGGATGCGACCGAGGGCGGGAAGCGCCTGCGTCGCGGCGCCCGGCTCTGGACAGTGGCGGTCTCGACCTTCAAGGCCGAAACCTACCGCTTCCTGCGGCTGGAGCGCCCGACGGCCGAGGAACGTGACGCGGGCGCGGCGTTCCCGCCCGGCACGATCCACCTGCCGACATGGGTCGAGAGCGAGTGGCTGAAGCAGGTCGTGGCCGAGCAGCTGGTTACGGTGCGCACGAAGCGCGGCTTCGCGAAGCTCGAATGGCAGAAGCTGCGCGAGCGCAACGAGGCGCTCGATTGCCGGGTCTACGCCCGCGCGGCCGCCTGGATCGCAGGCGCCGACCGCTGGCCCGACGAGAAATGGCGCGACCTCGAGGACCAGGTCGGGGCGACGCCCACCGACAGCGATCCCGCCGGGCAGATCCACCGGCCGGGACAGACACCCCAAGGCAAGCGCCGTTCCGACTGGATCGGGCGGCGGGAAGGATGGTTCTGAAATGACCGACTGGACCGAAGCCGAGCTCTCGGCACTGCGCCGGGCCTATGCCAGCGGCACGACCCGCGTCAGCTATGACGGCAAGTCCGTGGACTACGGCTCGGCGGAGGATCTGCTCGCCCGCATCCGCACCATCGAACGCGCGATTGCGAGTGTGGGGCGGCCGCTTCCGATCGCCGGACTCGCGGGCTTCTCGCGCGGGGATCGCTGATGACGGTGAACTGGTTCGACCGCGCCATCGCTTCGGTCGCCCCTCGGGCCGCCGCGCGGCGTGTCCTGGCGCGACAGGCTTTCGAGACGCTCGCGCGCGGCTACGAGGGCGCCGCGCGAGGACGCCGCACGGAGGGCTGGCGTGCACCAGGATCCTCGGCTGACACCGAGATCGGCGTGGCCGGGGCGCTCTTGCGCGACCGCATGCGCGACCTCGTCCGCAACAACCCGCATGCGGCCAAGGCGGTGGCGGTGCTGGTGAACAATATCGTCGGCGCGGGCATCATGCCGCGCGCCGCGAGCGGAGACGAGTCGCTAGACCGCCGCGTCGACGATCTCTTCGAACGATGGGCCGAGGCCTGCGATGCGGATGGCCAGCTCGATTTCTACGGGCTGCAGACCCTGATCTGTCGGGAGATGATCGAAGCCGGTGAAGTGCTGGTGCGTCGTCGCCTGCGGCGATCCTCGGACGGTCTGCCGGTGCCGTTGCAGCTTCAGGTGCTGGAGGCCGATTTCCTCGATGCCACGAAATCCGGCGCCCTCGGCGCCGGGCGGCTGGTGCAGGGGATCGAGTTCGACCCGGTCGGCAAGCGACGGGCCTACTGGCTCCATGCCGAGCACCCGGGCAGCGCGTGGGGTGCGCTGAACGGTGGGCTCGGATCGCGCCCGGTCCCGGCGACCGATATCGCCCATGTCTACGAGAAGCAGCGCACGCAGGCGCGCGGCGTTCCATGGGGCGCGCCGGTCATCCGCGCCCTTCGTGATCTCGACGATTACGAGGTGGCCGAGATCGTCCGCAAGAAGACCGAGGCTTGCGTCACCGCCATCGTCTTCGGCGACGACGAGGCGCAGCAGGGCATCGCTCCGGCGGTGGTCGACGCCGACGGCAACCGGGTCGAGCAGTTCGAGCCGGGGCTAATCGCCTACGCCCGCGGCGGCAAGGACATCCGCTTCAACCAGCCCTCGGCCACCGGCGGCTACGGCGAGTATAAGCGCGCGAGCCTGCATACCATTTCGGCCGGGTTCCGGGTGCCCTACGAGCTACTCACCGGCGATCTCAGCCAGGTGAACTACTCCTCCATCCGGGCGGGGCTCGTCGAGTTCCGCCGGATGATCGACGCTGTCCAGTGGCAGCTCTTCATTCCGATGCTCTGCACCCCGGTCTGGCGCTGGTTCACCGAGGCCGCTTGGGCCGCGGGACAGATCCCGACGCCGGACGTCCCGGTCGAATGGTCGCCGCCCAAGTTCGAGTCGGTCGATCCACAGAAGGATGCGATGGCGAACCTGCTGGCGATCCGCTCGGGCACCATGACTTTGGCCGAGGTGATCGCACAGCAGGGCCGCAATCCCGACGCCGTGCTGGCTGAGATCGCCGCGACCAACGCCAAGCTCGACGCGCTCGGGCTGGTGCTCGATAGCGATCCCCGCCGCGTCACCAAGACCGGCAGCGCGCAGGCGAGCGACCCGGCAACCAATCCGCAATCCGACCCGGGGCAGCCGGACTCCGCCCAACAGGACTGACTTCATGGACACGATGATCGAACTGCCGGCGCTTCGCCGGTCGGCGGAGCTTGCGCCGAACACTGTCGACAACGACGCACGCACGGTCGAGGTGATCTGGTCGGCGGGCGCGCGCGTCCGGCGGGCGAGGTTCTTCGGCGATCCCTATGACGAGGAGCTGAGCCTCGACCCTGCCCATGTGCGGCTAGAACGGCTGAACGCGGGCGCGCCGTTCCTGAAGGTGCACGAGCTCGACACGCTCGACGCGGTGATCGGCTCGGTCGTGCCGGGTTCCGCCCGGATCGAGAATGGCCGCGGCATTGCGCTGGTCCGGATCAGCGAGCGCGCCGATGTCGAGCCGATCTGGCGCGACATCCAGGCCGGGCACATCCGGGCCGTCTCGATCGGCTACCAGGTCCACCGCTTCGACATCTCCAAGCCCGATGGCCAGCGCGAGCTTTGGCGGGCGGTCGACTGGACCCCGTTCGAGATCTCGGCCGTGCCGGTCGGCGCCGATCCCGCCGCGGGCTTCCGCGCCAAGGGCGAACAACACGATTGCGTCCTCCATCGCCGGGACGCCCTCACAGAGCAAGGAGCATCCCCGATGACCGACAAGACCCCGGCCGCTCCGGCCGACCAGACCAACGAGACGGCAGCGACCGAGGAGACCACCATGACCGACGAAAGGACCGGCGCGGCCGAGACGCAGGCGCACGCCGCCGACACGCGCAACCAGCCCAAATCCCAGACCCAAGGGTCCGCATCAGCGAAACCGGAAGCGCCCGACACCGAGGCTGTCGCGACCCGCGCCCGCGAGGCG